GCATGCCTGGAGGCTCACGCCGCCACGCTCGCAACCCATTGATAGGTAAAGTAATTGATCTCCACAGCTAACATCACCATGCGGTATGAAACGCATTCTGATGATTACTGTTGATCAGTGTTTGCTGGGCCAAGTCGTCATAAGTAATCAGCAATAGCACACCGAAATGCACCCGTTGGTCCCAAGACTGGTCCCAACGGGAAAATTTTATCCCATGCCGAAACTGCATACCCCCCTCGCGGCGTCCTGCCGACTAAATCAAATCCCAAGATTAAGCCCGCTGCTAAGCTGTTCACTCCAAGGAGGAACAGACATGCCGAATACAGACCTACTCCCGTCCCTACTCTCCAAACTCTACGAAAACCAGCTGGCCCTGGAAGCCTCCATCATGGAGTTGTCGAATTGGGTCGAGCAGCGCGGCTCCGCAGATGTAGCCGAGAATATCCGGGGCGCTCTGCACACCATCGACGAGAACGAAGAGTTCATAAAACTGACCCTGGCAGTGCTCATGGCGCCGGAGTAAATCCTATAGCTCATCGCCTCAAATCGGCGTCACGTCAAAAGCTCAATTACTGCATGCGCATACAGCATTCGGGGTTTCCCGTCATGAACCTTGATGAAGACACCTGCGGGTGGCTTGGATGCCCTACTCTCCCGGAAATGTACAAGTACACATGTCCCCTAAATATATTCAGGACTTCGCCGATAGGTTCGATAAGTGCCCCGCGTCGGGGAAGCACGTTGCTACGGATCCACGTTATGAAAGAAATCTATCTGCTTGTTGAACATGGGAGAGATCAGGGCGAGGTCTACATATTGGGTTGGTTTGACGACAAAGAAAGCGCTCGTGACATGGCGGAAGCAAAGGAGTGGCAGGCCTACCGCGCCGCTTTAAGTGGGGACGCCTCATGGTCCATGCAAGCACCAATACCACCCGACCAGACTAAATATCGCCGGTTTTGGGTTCATGAGATTTCCAAATTTAATACTGCTCAGGCGCCTCTGGCATCGGCGGTTCACTAGCCTGACCTCCTCTCAACCTGCTGCCTGATACAACGCGCACATATGCCTGACAAGCACGCAGCGCGATCAATCCTCGGTCTCCATCGCTGGTGATGGCGAGAATTCGTTGAGCATGCGCTGGGTCAAGTTGGGCTCGAGGGGCTGCATGAACCACGCCGACGGCGCCGGTGGCGGAAGGCACGTTGCAGCCACTGGCTGGGTCCGTTGCGTCGAGAAGGACTGACAGCCGGACATCAGCAGTGGCAAGGCGATCGCGCAGAGCAGCCTGGGTGTGCTGGGCATCGGATAATTCCTTGGTGTGTTGTTGGTCGGAGGTGGCCAGGGCCTGTTCGGTTGCCAGGCGCTTGTCCTGCTCGGTGCGGACCTGGTTGGCGGCAGCATTGGAGATCGCGGCCAAGTCATCCTTGTGCAGGTTGGCCTGCTCAGCGAGCTTCTTGCCCATCCGCCAGTCCTGAACCTGCCAGGTGACGCCCGCGGCGCCGGCCATCTGCACCACGATCAACACCACCAGCCCGACCAGCTTCTGCACCGGCGTCACGCCAACACCTTCTTCGCCCGCTCCCACAACTGCAGGCGATCCTCAAGGCCGTTGAGCCCGCCGTTGATGCGGCGGGTGATCTTCACGAAGTCGCCCTGATCCGCAAGTGTGTTCAGGCCCTTGGTCGACCAGAACCAGGCCGCCGACATCGCGGCGTACTGCGGCTGCTCCAGCAGCTCAGGGTTGCTGATGAGGTCCAGGCCCAGCGCTTCGCCGCACGCAGCGCAGTTCGCCCTGCCGGTGATCTGGATAAGGCCGCGCCCGCGATATTTGGAGCCGTCTCCCGGCACCGTGTTGCCCAGGTCGGCACGCCCTTCGTAGCCGGCCTGTTGCGCGGTGGGCCCCCAGATCTCGCGTACGTAGCGCAATTGCCCCGACTCGTGCCCGACCTGGGCGATGAATGCGGCGATACGCAGCTTGGTCACGATCCCGTACTTGCCCATGGCAGCATTCAGCACAGGAACAAAAACGCCGGCTTGGCGGCCGGCGTTCGGGAGGATCTGCAGCAACTGCTGTTGGGTTATTTGCATAAAACTCACTCCTGATTTTTCATTAAACGTTAGTCACGTCTATTACTAAATACGCTGCGTTGTTTTGTCTTGCATTTGTCCCTGGAGCGCCTGCATTATTCCTCTCCATTGTATCCAAAGTAGTTATAAGGCCAGACGATGTTTTAGCTCTGATAGAATAATATTCAGTCCCAGGTATAAACTGACCGTTTGGAGCCTCGAAAGAAACCTCCAATAAGTAATATGCTTGCTGACACATCGCCACTGCAATATTTTGAATCGGGTAGTTATAGCTCCTAGTAGTACTCGTAACCGGATGAAAAATAGCAACTTGCTGAATCATATCGACAACATTACATGGTGGAAACCCAGAGTCGAAAATTGGATATCCGCTGGCGTCGAATGTTTGCAGTCCGATACCGTGAGCAGATGGTATCGGAGGAAGTGCATCGTATACGTAGTATTCAAGTGTCCAGCTAGAAGGAACGGCTGAGCCCTCTTCGTTCCATATGAACCTAAAATGAAACGTACTGCCTGACTTTTCCCTGACAACCCTAATATACCTAGAGCTTTTTATTGCGATAAATGGATTTCTTCCAGAGTAAATAATTCCTTGTGGAAGTGATCCACTGTAATCGCCGTTCGCATGCGTTACAGTGTAAGATCCCTTCTGCATCATATGATGATTTCTGTAAGAGCTGTTTATCTGCAAAACAGAATTTTCATTATATACCTCAAGACCAACTTCCATTAGTAAATGCCTGCAACAAAATCTAACGCCATATTTCCTCCAGACCAAGATAACAAGCCGGTTGTCATATTTAGAGAAAACGCCGGAGGTATTGACGTGTATGGTGGCTGTGGAGAATATAGGGCCATATAGAATGGCTTTGATCCACTTGTCACACCAGGAATGGTTATTGACCCGCTGACACCTGAAGCTGTAGTCATCTGAACAGTCTGTTTCGTGAGCCTATTGGTGACGTCTAGAATTAATTCACCTTCAGTGCCGAACGTCTGCAGTCCCTGTGTCATTACCAGATACCCATTCTCAAGCGGAGCTTATTGTTTTGATCAAAGACCTGGACGAGTTGATTGTTTATGGTCATTCTGCCGCCGCCGGCTACAGGTCCGTTAAATTCAATACCTCCACTTTTGGCCAGCCTCCACCCAGTTTGCCCAGAAACATAATCATCTGACTCTAACGACTCGCCGATCTTCAGCATTGTTATGCTACCGTTCCGTATGAAGGCTGTGTCGATATAAGCGGCGTTGTCTTGCACCACGAATGGATAGAAAACGTTAGTAGTATTTGGATCGACGATTGCAAATCTACTTGCCGCGATCAGCACCTGGCTGGTGATGATCCCGCCATCGTTCTCCACCCCCACCCCTATCCCGGCCAAGTAAGGCCTACCGTCCACGGTGAGCTGAGTCTTGATCGTGTACATCGCAGCCAATTCGCTTTTGAGCGCATCGACTTCGATCTGTGCACCGCCACCAGAGTCGATTTTCTCCAGCAGAAGCTGACTCAGCTGAGTTTCTGTTATCTGGTCGTTCAGGTAATCCAGGATAGGGCCAGCGTCCGACGAAGACTGCCCGGTAACCGGCCCATAAAACGCCCCCATGTTGCCGATTCGATCCACCAGGCGCGCCCAGAAGAAGAACCGCTTGCCGGCCGTCAGGCCCATGATCGTAAGATCCGTTTGAGGGTTCGCGTAATCCCCGAACTTAATCGCCTCGGCGATTTGGTTGGTTTCGCTGTACCAGATCTCCGTGCGCTGAAGGTCGGCTGTGCTTAGGTCCTGAGGGATTTCCCACTTAAGTTTAATGCCGAACACGATGGATTCAGCGGTGAGCGCTGACACGGTTGGGGGCGGTGTGGTTTTACCACTCAGCACTGTCTCCACCGAGGTAGCGAACACAGAGCCGATGTCCAGAGAATTGATCGCCCGCACCTTTGCCACGTAGCGTCCGGCGTAGATGCCGCTCACATCAATCGATGTTGTGCCGGTACGCCCTGCAAAAATCCAATCTCCGTCGTTCTTGCGCCAGTACACCTCGTAGGCGATTGCCGAATCCGGCTTCTCCCACTGGATCGTCATGACACTAATTGCGCTTCCCTGGTCAACGAAGTGGTCATTGCCGACGGTGACGTTGATAGGCGGCGGCTGAACGCTCGGAGGAATCACGCTAACTGGCGGGCGCTCGAGGCGACTACCGTTGTCGATGGCGCCGTATTTGCTCGAGTTGCGTCGAACGGCGCTCACCGTGAACTTTATCTCAGTGTCCGACGCGTCCTCGACCACAGACATCACCCGAAACTGCTGAACGGCCAGGGTTGGTGAGTCAATAGCCCACATAGAATGCTTCGGCGGGAGATCGTCCAACTCCTCAGTTAAAACCACTTGCTGGACTTCGGCTGGCAGGCCGGTAGTGTCCAAGGTGATATTGCCGTTATCCCATGTGATGCCATTGCTGTCCCACGTCAGCGGGTAGCCTGCGGACTTGATGACGCGTGATACGGCCTTGCCGTTGGGCATGATCAGCGTGATGGTGTCACCTGGATATGCCGTTACGTCTACATCCAGGATCAGCGTGTCCAGAGTTGAGGAGCGCAGGCGGCCACCAATACGACGCCCGGCCCGGTCATTGTCGGCAACACGGATGATCTGCCCAGGGCGCGCCAGGGTGCCGTCCAGGCCAACCGAGAAACCCACGCTCTCGGTCTCGAGGCGATTAGTGAGCAGGGCCCACTTCCCGACCCGTTGGGCCTGAGCCTGAGAGGTGCAGCCAGTGGCTGTCATCTCCGTCTGCTGGATCCCGTAGCGAGCGATACCTGGCTGGTCGTCGACATACTCAACCTTCTGACGGTAGAAGTCGGCCGGATCGTTCCAGCTCACCAGTGCGACGGTGTAGCGCGTCTTTTTGGCCGAGCCGAAGTAACCGAACTTTCCGTCGATGACGTTGGCGTTGGAATAGGTGTAGACCGGGTCTTCAGGAATGTCCGCAACAGCAGTAACCGAACCTGCAGCCCAGTACGCCATGCCTCGGAAGGTGGTGGCCAGATCCTGAAGAACCTTCAGAGCATCGGCACGCACCGAGAGGTACAGGTTGCAGGTGAACCGGGGCTCGGTGCCGCCCTTCCCGTCCGGCACCATCTGGTCGCAGTACTGGCCGATCCGGTAAAGCTCCCACTTGTCGACCTGGCCCGCATTCAGTAGGTGGCCCAAGCCATAGCGGAAGTGCAACAGAAGGTCGTAGAAGATCCAGGCTGGGTTATCGGTCCAGGCGTTTTTGAAGGTGCCATCCCAGACGCCGGTATACACACGATTTTCCGCGTCGTAGTTGCTCGGCACACGGATGATCCGCCCGTACAGGTCGAAGGCCCGGGTAGGGATGGACTGAAACTGAGCCGCATCGAACTGAAGCCCAACCAAAGCGGATCCTGGGTAGCGCAGCTTGGCATCAATTACATCAGTGACAGCTTCAATCGTTGTCATGTCGGCAGTGGTGCTGCTGGTGGAGTTCGGAGTTATCCGCGTAACGCGCAGCTGCCAACCGCTATTCGCCGGCGGCAGATTTACACGGTGTGTCCTCTCATATTTTGTTGATGTCTTTCCGCTAAAAGCCGAGGCCAGGACCTGAATGTACGGGCCGCCGTCTGTAGCCAGCTCGATCTTGTACTGAACGGAGTAACCGTTGGTGTCGCCGTTGGAGGTGTTGGTTTGAGCGAGCCGAGGAACAGAGAGTCTCACACGCACTGCAGAAAGCTGAAGGTTGTTGACTGCGCGAACATAAGCCTGATCAGACCTTAGCTCAACGCCCACGCCTGTTTCGCTGGCCACCGCTGGGAAGCCAGGGATGTGCAGCTGATCCTGGCTGCCAGGTCGAAAATCAAGAGTTACCCCGCTGAAATTTATTGATCCATCAGCATTTGCAAGAGGGGTCTCACCCAGGAAAACAGACCTCATGCCGTTAGCAAGCCCTCGGATCTCCCCTTCACTCACAAGATCAAGAATTCTCGCAAAAGCTATGCTCTGGAGGCTGTCTGGCGCCTCAACAGAAGGGCGCGGCTTGTCCTCGCCTCCTTTGCTGCCGGCGATAGCTAAATTGGTCATGGCTTTCCTTCGGGCGTAAAAAACCCGCTCAATGGCGGGCTCAGGTATTGGGGCGTGGCTCTACATCTGATCTTCGGAATAAATTTCGGCGCTAATTACCGCGCTTCCAACGATCATGCGGCCATACAACAGCGGTACGGGATTGCCTTGCACACTTGTATTCACTGGCCCGTTAAAGCTATAGCTGGGCCTGTTGTTCGGACTATCTTGGGTGCCCAGCCCTTTCGCTTGCGGGCTCAGCATTTGAATCGCGCCACCGATGGCAAGCCCGGCGCCGAGCTGGACTGCCCATGGCTGCTGGAAGAAAACACCGACAACGATAAGAACAACGCCGATGATGGTTTGGAGAATTCCAGACCGCTTTGAGCCTGCAATTACAGGAACAATCCGTATTATTTCCCGGCCCGTAGGCTTGTCCAGATCCTCTTCGCCGATATTCTCTTTACCATTAAAAACGGCATACCTGAGCCCCTTTTCCGAGCTTTCCAGCATGTGTTTCTCGAAACCGGGGAACTGGGATTTGAAATAGCCGATGATGTCTTTGAAACCAGCCGAGGTGGAAATTCTGTGATAACGCCCGAACAATTTGGCAAGCGAGCCTGACAGCAAAACTACCTGCATTTTTTCGTGGTGGACGGCGCTTGACATGTTTTCTCCAGGCATAAAAAACCGCCCGAAGGCGGTGCATTGAATTGGGATCACTTGATTCGTGTCAGTCTCAGGTTTCCATCTGAGGGCAAAAGGATTCGATAAGATTCGCTGTCTGCAGCTTTAAGCTGAGATGACTGTGAGGTGGCGATGTTCGGACAGAGTCCGCCACCTGTCTCCAACCGAAAGAAGTATGACCCGGCTGGCAGCCGGAGCCTGACGAACTCGCCCTGGCGAATAGCAAAGGCCTTCACGTTGTTGATGTACATATCGTGACTACAACCTGACCCGTAATAACCGGAGTCACGCAGAAATGTGACCAAGGCTTCGCCATTGGCTTCACGGCCCTGGCCAGCGACCATAGAGGGCTGGTAAACCCTCTCGGCAGGAATAGGCTTGGCATCTTGCTCCGTAACCGGGGAGGTGGAACAGCCCACCAAGAGCGCAATAGTCAGCACCCCAATCAAAATCCGCATAAAGTCAGCTCCGTATGATTCGGGCAAACGATAGCATTTTGATCATGGCTTTGCGTCTCTGTGCCGCCAGTAGCCGACCGTCACCTCGGACCAGTAGCCGCCGTACACGTCGCGCTTGCTGTCGCGGTTGTATAGGTGGTGCAGGATCGACCCCGGCGCGGGGTAGTGCTCCGACTCGGTCTTCAGCATGCCGTCGGCCAAATAGATCGCGGCGTGGTTGGGAACCGGTGAGCGGATCTGCATCAGTACCAGGTCGCCGTGCTGAAGCTCCGACACCGTTTCGAACCCGGCGGCGGTTAGGTTCTCCAGGTACAGGTTTCCGCCCTTGTCCCACCATCCGTCCTCGCGCTCGTAGTTGCCGAGTTCGATGCCCATCTCACGCCGGTAGAAGTCGAGGATGATGCTGAGGCAGTCGCTGACGCCGTGGGCAAAGGCCCGTCCAATCAGCGGGGCCTCGTACCCGACCGGCGCAAAACTCACCAGCTCGCCGGCGCGCACCACGGCGTCGTCTCCCTTTCGCACTTCCAGAATGTGCCAGGGTAGGCCTGATGCCTCGCAAGAGATGCGATCGGCTTCGCTGGGTGCTGCTGGGTAGTCCGGGTGGCTGTGCACCACTGCGAGGATCGTGCCACGGTCCTCGGCTCCGGCGTAGTCCTCCGGCGCCAGGCGGAAATGCTCGCTAGGCGTGGTGGCGGTGTTGCGGCACGGCACGTAGACCTCCTTGCGTCCCTCGCGCACCAACAGCCCGCAGCACTCGCGTGGGTACTCGGCGATCGCGTGGGTCTCGATTGCTGCCTTGCTTGCTTTGTTCATGGGTTAAGCCCTGATCAGGCCGGCGGCCGGGAACGATCCGTACGGCAGCGGGTTGTTTGCGCCGAAGCGAAGCTTGCAGCTGGTGAGCCGGCCGCCGCACTTATCCTTGGCGGCGTCGGTAACGATGATGTCGTTCTCATCTGCCACCGGCGGACCGTTGTAGCCGCAGTAAGGCCCGCGGTACCCACCGCACGAAAGCCACCAGCAGACGTTGGCCACGATCTGGCGACGGGGCAGCTGAACGCCCTGAAAATCGAGGGCTGACGCCAGTTCGAACTGCACTACCTCGTTGTCTTCCGAGGCCTTTCGCTCGACATACCAGATGTCCGGCGGCAACTCCTCCTCAGGATCTGCCTCGGGCTGTCCGTCCAGGTATTTGCCCAGCGTGCGGTGCCTAATCAGCTTCGCGCCCACCAGGTCCTCGAAGTACAGCACCAGGGCAGTGATAAACCCCCCAACATTGCCCACTGACAGCGTCGGGGTTGGTTGGGCGCCCTGCCCCGTCATCTCGAAACCACCGGCCTTGATAGGCCACGGCGAGTACTCCAGGCCCTGCCAGAAGATCGAAGACTGCTGCGGGTATCCGTGAAACCGATAGAGCTCCGCGCCCAGGGAAGTGGCGTCGAGCTCAAATAGCTCCACCCAAGCGCCAGGCTCCAGGGTCTGGATGTCGGCAGTGATTGGCATAGGGTTTCCTCGGGCAAAAAAATACCCGCTCAATAGCGGGTGACGGTGTTCGGGAGCAGATCAGATAGGCGCGACTGGGCGCTTGCTGGTATCCGGAAAATCAGGGTGCGAGTCGGTCCATTTTCGCAGCTCAATTCGATAATTACGCCACTGACGATCAGTGCCCTTCTCTGCGCCCGGGTCCTCGTCCTCTAGCATCAAAAGCTGGTTCGCTACCCGAAGCATCTGTTCTTCACGCCAAGCATCCTCAATGGGCGCCTGGACAGCATTTAAGGTGGATTGGGTAATTTCCCAAGTACCTTTAGACGTAGCCGTGTAAAGCAGCGTACTTTTGTCAGCGGGGCGCTCAGAAAGCATCTGAATCCAACCTTCTGGAGCATCCACACCTGTTTCATCAACAATTTGCTGGTTTTCACCAACGACAGCAAAAATTTTCACCCTTTTACCCTCCATACAGCTACCCGGCATGGGCAAGCGGTGGATATTGTTGCGGTGCCTCGTGCCCGGGAGCCACCATCATAGTTACCGCCGACGGCAAGACCAGCACCGCCTGTTTGCACCACGATGCTGTCCGTGCCTTGCTGCGTTGCCTTGCAGCCATAGGTGTCGGAAGCGCTCGAGGGAGCCGCCAACCAACCGGTTTCCTCCCAAACACCTGCAACTTGAATCTGTGCACGGAGAATGACCTGTTTGCCCGGATATGGATTTGAAAAACTATACCGCGTGTTCACTGAAACACTTGCAGGTGCAGCCTCAGTGCCTCCGTTTGGGTAGACATAAGTAAAAACCAATGTTGCATCAAGAGTTGCGATCTGACTCGCCTGCGTAGAAACAGAAGTCGCCAGCGCTGTCACGTCTACAGAGCCAGGGTTAGTAGCCCTGCCTGCACCAACCGTACACCAGGTAACGGTCTCGTTGGACATGCGAGTTTCGGTGCCCATACGCGGACTGCCGCCAACTCCGTCATCCCCAGGAACTATAGCGAGCATATCCCCAATGGGAGATGCCGCCATATACACGCCCTTGTACGGGGTTCCGGAATTCCCACCGTTAGGATAGGCATTAGTCAGTTGGCTGAGTTTGTAGGTAGGTGAAGTCGGAGATATAAACGTCCACCGCTGGAACTGATCTTGTTGATGTAGGCCTGCGGTACCTGCGGAGTTCTTGCCATCTCCCCGCAGCACCATCGCCGCAATGGTGTTGCCGTCAGAGTGTTTGCCGTTGGTATCAGGCATACGGAACGTGGTCGATCCGTCGCCGGTCGAGTACTTGCCACGCGAGGCGTAAGGCGACGCGAGCCACACCGCGTCGGTCACGGCGCTTGCCGATACCAGGGCCCAAAGATCAGGCCAGTCAGCCCGATTGAGCACCTGCCCATCACGCGCAATCCAGCCGGCCGGCAGCGTTGCTCGCGAAACTGACCAGGGCACGATAGAGCCAACTGGCAGGCCAGCACCACCAGCTTCCTTGTACACCCCACCGGCGGTTAGGAACTTATCCTGGTCGCCCGCTGCTCCAGCAGGCGCAAGACCTGCCACCCCGGCCGCACTGGCTGTAGCACCCACCACTACAGGTATTCCGGTGGCACTTCCCGTGCCGCCCTGTGCCTTGCTGAGCGGGGTTGTGAGACCGCCAAGCGAGGTGATGTCGCTGTTCGCCCCCTTGCTGGCTTTGTTCGCAACAGCAGCCGCCAGATCAGTGATCTGCTTCTGGATCTTACCAATTGCGACCAGCACAGAATCCGCTGCTACAACTGCGGATCCAGTTAGCAAGGAAAGGCCAGACAGAGCCACAGCCAGCACCCTTGCACCGGTGAAGTACAAGTTAGTGGATCCCTCCGGCAAGCTGTCTGTGTTGTCCGGCCCACCTCCGGAAGCCCCCTGAAGAACCCACTTGGTATCGGTAGCGTCCCAGATGTAACGCTGAACATCAGATCCCACGCCTGCATCCACGTCTCCGTAGTCGCCGGCAGTCGGGGTTACTACGCCGGCCTGCAAAGCAGCCAGCGTGATGAACGTCCCGCGATAATGGGCAGGCTGCAACCCGGCTAGCTTGTTCTTCTCGCTTGTGGTGAAGTCTTCGGTGCTGAGGCCCTTCCCAGGGATTTTATCGACCTTGCTGTCAAGGCTTATCACAGCAGCATCGGCGGTGCCCTGCGCGGCGGTTACTCGCTGGTCCAGTTCGGCGAAGTTGTCATTGATCACGCCCCCGCCGGATCGCAGGTCCTGTCCATTGCCATCGTTTGCCACGGCGCCCAGGTTGAGTGGTGTAATGGTCATGGGTGGAATGCCTGTTCGAAGGTTACGGCCAAGGTGTAAACCGATCCGCCCATGTTCCTGGACTGGTACTCTTTGCACTTGATGAGCAAGGTTTCGCCGAAAGGCTCAGTCCAGTTGAACGGTGTGGCGCCTTTGTGGCGGTTGAGGAAATCTCTAATGGCCTTGATCCTAGTTTTCTGCCCAGTGAAGGTCAGCGGCCAGGCATCTGATTTGTTGTTGATCCCGTCTTCTGCAGTCTGCTCGTACCCATCGCCAAACTTTGCAGACTTCACACGGAAGGTCGTTGTGCCGGTTGGCTCCTTGTCTGGAGCCCAGGTGAAGGTTTCCGTTGCCATGCCGCTCCCCAAAAAAATACACCCCACCGAAGTGGGGCTTGGTTATCGACCGTTGATAGCTGCCCAGATTTGGCCGCCCGGCCGAAGGTCTCGAGCAATTTGATCCTGAGCGCCCTGCTTCGCTGCTTTAGCGTACGCCTGCGCCACGGCCTGGCTCTGCGCCTCATCAGGTGCTGAACTACCCTGCCCCTCCGGAACCGAGAAGTTTTGCTGAATGACCACCTCGGTGCTGGAACCCTGCCCGCCACCGACCGCCATAACGCCCAGCTTGCCGCCAGCAGTCCGCGTCAGAGGCATGATCGCCTCGTCCCCTGCCTCGCCCATTACCCCGGTTTTTCCGTTGGCCATACCGAATGAAGTCGGCTTGCTGACGACAGAGTTTGTGAAGGCTCCGCCGTCTGCAAACATCTGCACACCGCTGGACCAGGCGCCGCCGAGGGCTTGAGGAAACATCACGGAACCGCTGCTTGCGTCGAACTGGCTACCGAAGGTGCTCGCGCCCTGCGCTGCCCCTCCAGCAGTTGCGCCAGCAGTAGCGCCGCCACCACCGAAGTAGGCGCCGGCCGCAGACGCAGCAAGCCCAAACAGGGATGTCAGAGCAGATGATGCGGCCTGCCTGGCTGCAATCCGGGCCATGTCCGCGATGATCGACTTAGTGAAATCGGCAAAAGAGAGCTTGCCGGTCATCGCGAAGTTAACAATGGCATCTTCCATCGAACTGAAGGCATTGCCGAAAAGTGTTTTGGTTTGCCCTGCCACGTTCTTGGCTGAGTCCAGATAATTGGACCACGCCGCTGTGGCGCCATTGGTCCAATCGCCCTGGGCGTTCTCCACATCCGCATAGTTCTGCCGGATCTGGTCCGTCGCGGCCTTGTTCGCGTCTGCGAGAGCCTGCGATTTGCGCTTAAACTCTTCCTCCGACATGTTCCGCGAAGGGTCGGATTTCTGGTTGGCAAGCTCCAACGACTGCTGAGCAAACCGGTCCTGTTGGCTGTTCAGTTCGCCGCTGAGCGCGTTCTGGCGATCACCCTGCCCCACGCCGAGCACTGCACGCTGACCTGCAAGCTCCAAGGCCCTCTGTTGCTGCCCCAGCGCCTGTACGTACGAGCTGATTGCCCGCTCCTGCTTAGCGAGTCGCCCCGTTTCATTGTCAGCCAACACCTTCAGCTGGCTATCGGCATCCTTCTGCGCCTTGACCATTCCTGCGCGCGCGTCGGCGATCTTCTGGTCCAGCTGGATGCTTTGCGCAGCGGACGTGGACTTCTTGCCCTTGGCGGCCTCAAGCGCTGCAATCTCGGCCTCGTAGGCCGACGTGACCTGATCAAGCTCGTTGCCGATCAGGGCCTGACGACGCAGAAGGTAGTCTTCCTCAGATAGCAGGCCAGCCTTCTGTGCCGCCTCCAGTTCCTTCTGATAGTTCTTGTAGGTGTCGGTGATCGCCGCCAGGTCGTTCTTGGCGCTATTGAAGCTGGACAGATCGACCTGAGCGCCTGCGGCTTTCGGGTCTTTGAACTTGTCGTTGATGTTGGCAATATTTTTGTCGACCGTGGCCTGGGCCAGGCGCGGGTCATTCGGCGCTACCTTGCGAATATCGTCGAGTTGCTTTTTATAGTCCTTGAGCGCGTCTGCCCGCTTTTGCTCATTTGTCCAAGAGGACTTGGTGAGCGCGTCAACCTTTTGCATCGAGGTGATCGCGGCTTGTTGGGCTTTTGCCTGATCGCCTTCCAGCTTTGCAATTTCAGCCTGTGCCGCCTTCTGGTCCTCAAGCATATTCAAGCGGTTTTGATAGAGATCAATCATCTCCTGCTTGTTTTGGAACAGACCAACGTCGCCGGACTGCGCGCCTGCCAGGTCTCGGCGGGCCTGTTCGATATCGGCGCCGATGTCCGGACGGCCGATGTTCTTGAGGCTGTCAGCAGCGCGTGCGACCGCGTTGTAGCCTTTCTCCCAGAAGCTCAGGTTCTCCAAAATCTTCGGCGTTCGCTCGTTGATCGCGTCAGCGTAAGACTCGGTCGCAAGCTTTACGGCGCCAGCATGGTCGCGCTGCTCTTCCAGCGCGGCGATCTGCGAGAACACCGAAGCCGTCAGATAGTGATACTGCTCATTCAGGGCAGCCGAAGCCTTGACTGGGTCGTCGGCAAGCTTCACGAACTCGGCGACCGTCTCGCTGACGGCTTTACCGGTCGCCTCCTGCATCGAAACGGCGGCCTGGGTGATGCCCGCAAAACTCTCGCCGGCGATCTTGCCGTTATCCGCCAGCATCGCCAGTACCGCAGCGGCCTGGCCTGTGGTGCCAACGGTCGCACTGACTTGGCGCGCCATGTCGCCCAACTGCCCAGCGCTAACACCTGCATAGTTGCCGGTAAGGATGAGCGACTTGTTGTAGCTATCCTGCTCTTCGCTGCCTTTGTGGTAGGCATACGCCAGGCCGCCAACGGCTACTGTCGCAAGCGCTAGAGGCGCCAGAATGGCGAGCAAGCCCGCAGCACCTGCGCCAGCGCCGGCCCCCAACTGAGCCACGGCACGAACACCACCCCCCCAGTCACCCGACGAAAGCGCGTTACCCAGCTGTACAACGTTTTCCTGTGCCTGGCGGGTGCCTAGGCGCAGCTTGTCGAAGCCGGTGGTGGTCTTTTCGAGCTTTCCGTAATCCTTGTCGATCTTGGCCAGGGCGCTGTTGTACTGGTCCTGGCTGATTCGGCCCTCGTCGAGATGCTTACCCAGTTGCTCGACCTGCGTGTCCAGCTTAGCCAGCGCGGCACGGGCAGGGTCAATAGCCCCCAGCAGGCTGTTGAGGGCCTTCTGCTCGTCCATAGCGGACTTGGCCAAGGCCACCTGCTGCTTGTCGAGCTGTGCCGAGATTTTCGCTGCCTCGGCCTCGCCATAGGCGCCGGTCTTGGTCAGCTTGGCGAGAGCGTCACGCTGCTTTGCCAAGTCCTGGGTGGTTTTGGCGCTGGTGGACAGCGACTTTTCCAGCGCCTGCATTTCGTTCATCAGCGAAACGGCGGAATGCTCGGCCCGGCCGCCGGCCTTCGCCATTTCATCCAGACTCGTTTTCGCCTGGATTGCATCGGCCGAGTCGATCTTGACGCCGAGTTCTGCAATGTTCATCGACTCACCTTGAATAAGTGCCCGTGGTTACGGGCTGTTTTCCCTTTCCTCCGCCATGACGCGCAGGGCTTCGCCTTCCAGCACCTGAAGGTCAGGGAAGATTTCAGCGAGTTTCTTTTTCTTGATGCCGAGGAACCTGGCCACGTCGCGAATGCAACTGTAGTCGAGACCGATCGCGCCGCCGGCGCCTGCTCGCCACTGAGTGGACATGCGGTTGAATAGGAGGAAGGCAGGCCAGTTGCATGGCCAGACCTCCACTTCCTCAACCAAGTCGCCAGGGGCAAGGCCGAACATGCCGATAATCGTGTCGGGCACGCTCGGCGAGTACATCGCGCGGGCGGCGTCAGTCAGTTTCCCAGGCGGGCCTGGCTGTATGCGCCTTCGTAGGCCTTAACGACCGCCTCGGCGGCACCCTGGCAGGACTTCACGAATGCGACGATGTTGTCGTCGCTGTATTCGTCATCGAAGCCCCAGCCGACTACCAGGTCCTTGATCTGCTGGGATTGCTGCTCGGTGTCCACGGCGACCACTTCCGACCAAGAAGGCTTGTCGCCCAGCGCGGCCCGCGCCTTGTTCCGCGCCTCGTTCCATTCATCGAACAGAGCGGCAAGCTCGGTGCGATCCCGGTACTTGAAAGTGAACTCGACCTTTTCGGGTTCGCTGCCGACGATCGGGATCAGCACGGGCGCATTGAACGTAGCCTTTTGCGCAATACGGATCTTAGCCATGGGTTACACCGCCGCAGTCAGGTAGCGGGTCGGCTCGGCCTGCAACGCCAAGCTGACGGTACGGGTCAGCAGGTTGTTGCGGGACACCGCTGGCTGCTTGGAGAACGACGTGTAGGTGCCGTACAGCAGGGTGTCGTTACCGGGCAGGTTCAAGCGCGCCGCTTCGATCTGCTTGCCGGCGTCCGCCTTCAACAGCACCCCGTTGAACGCCTGGGCCGGGTCATCGGCGATGGTGAGCACCATACTTGCCGCTGATTTGTCGGTGGGGATCTGCTTGCCCTGGTCATCCTCGAGGAACACCACATCCAAGTAGTTCTGTTCGCCGCCGGAGAAGGCCACGTCGGAGATTTGCGGGATCTGCACCCAGGTCAAAACCTTGCGCATCGTGCCCGCGCCGCCAGCGACCGGATAGACCTGCGTGTCGGTAGTGTCGATGCCTTCCAGGGTAATAGCTGTTGCCGTGGCTGCCTTCACGCGCACCACCTTGCTATCCAGCTTGCTCCAGCCAGACGAGAGCAGAACAATATCGCCGGCAGCGATGGTGCCACCTACAACGGTGGCAACGGCCTCGGCAGCGTTGCTGATGGCAGTGAACGCCAGTGCGGTCGCGTAGGTTGCGGCGTGCTGGAAGGTGCCGCCGTTCGGGAGTTTGTAGCCCATGGGGTATTTCCTCTTTGCAGATGTGAAAAAACCCGCTCAATGGCGGGTCTCTGGGGTTGCCCAATGGGCGAATTATTTGGCTGTTAGTTACTCAGGAATACGACAGTTTTCGTAAGCCTCAAGCGGCAGCCCAGACTTGGAACCAACAACTACGCCGGTAAGGCCGCAGGAAGGGCAGCAGGCATGCTTTTCCAGATACCACTTCGTAATTTGACTCGGCGTAGACCATTGCCCGCAGGCAGTGCAGATGCACCTTTCGCTGGCACTAATCTCGTCGCGGTTGTTCCAGCCGTGATCGTCGGCAGATTCATCCAGCCACTGTAATCTTGCCTTTGTATCTTCATCCATGGTATCGCCCCTACCTACCCATATACGTGCATCGATTCTAGCGCGATGCCGCTCAATTGGTGTCGGCTCGATACGAGACCGAGACCGAGACGGTGTAGGTGGAATCGCCCGTAATGCCTGGCCCCGGGTCAACTGGCGACATGGTCACCACGGTGACCGTACCCTTCGTGTCCCGCGCGTAAATAGGAAACAGGTCGGTCAGTTCTGCTGCGATTGGATTCGTCTTGGCCTTGCCGGTGCCGGCCGGCGCGATGATGCTCACCTGGAACACTCCCGTGAACAGCCGGTGATCTCCGCCGAGCGTGTTACTCGCGGTATCGCCGGGAATGGTGAAGGCTCGTAGGTAGGTCTCGCCGTCTGCTGGCGCGTAGGCCGTGTTCTCGAAAACGATCTTGAGCTTCTCCGACCTGGCAGCGTTCCAGGCGATGAGCTTGGCCTCGTAGATCGAAGCGATGATTGCGTGACTCATACCTGGTTGTTCCTGATGGCCTCCAGCACGATCTGCTGAAAGCGAGCCACGGTGACCCGAACCATGCCGCCGGGGGCCTGAGTGGAATGGCCGAACTCCAGCGGGATCGCATAGGGCAAGTTGTTAACGATGTAAGCCATCTGGCCGGCGGTGAAGTCGCTCATCGCAGCAACCAGTGCCGCAGTGGTTTCGGCGCCGCTCGGGTCTACATCGTCGAAGGTGACACTCTCAACAACGCCCAGCGAGATGTGCCAGTTCGCGCGGAACCGGCCACCGACGTAGCCTTCAGGCGCCTTGACGTCCATACCATCGTTGAGCTTGCGGCCCTTCTTCAGCCTGCCACCCTTTGTGAGGTTTGCCGGATCGCTGCGCAGCGCGCTGTTGTGATCGTCGACGGCCTTGTTGTACTGAGTCGCCACTGCGTTCTGCGCCCAGATCTCCGGGTTACCCACGGGAGACATGCGAATCAGGCTGCTGCCGACCTCGATGATGATTTCGCGGACGCTGGCGTCGATGGCCTCACCTGTCTGAGCGGCGAACTCCGCGAGGCTTAGCGCGAAGCTGCCGGACTGGCCGGCGCCCGCCCGGCTCACGACCGCACCTGCAGCTCATACAGTATCGGCGTGCCGGCAGGGTTTACCTCTTTCAGCGGTGGGACGATTGACCAAGTGCGCCCCTGGGTCACGACTTTGTCGAGCAGACTAGGCACCCAGGCCAATCCCTGCGCGGCGATCTTGAGCTTCTTGTCGCCCTGTTTGATGAGGCTGTTGTTTTGGAATTCGAGGCCGGTGAAGTCGAGCAGGATGCCCTGAGCAATCTGCTCGACAGTTGCCCCCGGCGCTTCGCCTCCCGTCTCCGGGTCGTACTCGCCCTGCTCCGTCTTGCTGATGGTCACGGGCTGGCCGAACTCTGTGATCATCTCCAGAGCCATCACGGCCATTTCGTCATAGAAGGCCATGGTGGCTCCAGATGTGAAGAGCCCAGCACTATGGCTGGGCCTTTTATTATTCGAAGCGTTTCCGTCGTTCCTCAATCATCTTGTCTGCAAAGTCCGCAGAAAACCGGGCAACGAACTCTGCCTGCCGTTCGCCACTCCAGTCACTGGCTGCACCTGCGGCAAACGCAGCCGCATATCGGTCCCACGCCAGCCGTTCCTCCTTAAACCATTCATCATCATTTTGGTGCTGCTCTTCAATCCCTGTCATGCCTACCGTCCTCTGCGTTTAAACGGTAAAACTAACATTATGCTCGAACTGCGAACAGACCACGCTTTTGTAGGTAGTCGGCAAACTGCGTTGCGCTCGGTCGATCAGGCGCCGCCGGCAGCAGTCGGTTGCTGGTGGACGGGATCGCCGCGTATTGCCGCGTCACAGCCCCTTCAACACGATCCAGCAGCACTGCGCCTTTGCGCTTCTCCACCGGGTCAATATCGTCCTGATGGATCTCGGCGGCCAAGGCCATCTGCCCGTACTGAATCCGCGCCGGCAGGTAGTTGGTCGGCTTGATCTCGTGATCCAGCAGCACTTCCCGGCGCGGCCAGGACAAGCCCTGTTCGCTGCTGGTCTTGCGCCCTTTCCACGTCATGCCATCCATCGCCAAGGCGGCCCGGCGGAGCAGCGCTTCCTGCGCTGGAATGCCTTCAGGAATAACCGTGCCGAATTTCACGGCATACATGGCCAGATCCTCGGCACTCGCGTAGCTTTCGGCGTCAGGCTTGCCGGTGCCGTCCTCGATGATGAGTGTCATGCGTCAACTCGCTGGAATGGTTTGAGATCGGCCACCGGGTCACCGGCAGCCAGCATTATCACGCCTTAGGCAGATCAGCGACGAGCTTTTCCAAGGATTCTTTCGAGGCGTTGGCCCGGTATGGAACCTTCGCTTTGTCGAGCTTGGCTTTCAGGTCGGCGACTTCCTTCGCGTCGGCATCTTCCCGACCCGCTTTGTCGATCTGCTGGAGAAGATCATCTACCTGCAGTTGCAGAGCTTTCACCTTCTCAACTTCACCGTCACGCTCACGGATGAGGCTTTCCACGCTGGCGTTTACCGCTTCGAACACCTGAAACAGGCGATCAGCGATCGGGCCAAGCTCGCCTTCAGGGCGCGCCAGCGATCGATCAGCGAATGACTCGACGATCAGGCCGACAGATTCGAGCTCGACACGGAAGATATCGATATTGACGCTGGAGTGGCCACCATCGATCAGCAGCACCTTCGGCACTTCCTTGACCGTCACGTTAGGCACATCGTCGGCAGCATTTTCGCGGCTTTCGGTGACACTTGCGTCGACGATGCGCAGGCCATTCGCCTTGGCCAGCGCCTTCACGTCTTCCTGGTACTGGTGGAATGGACCAGGCAGATACCAGATGTTCTTGTTGCTCATGATCGTTTCCTCGCCAAGCCGGGCGCTGGGCCCGACTCAGCTGTCAGGGTTACTTGGAGGCGTCACCGATCAGAGCCACACCTGCGGTGTGCTTGATGCTGGTGGCGGTCTTGTCCCAGTTGGTACCGGTCGCCAGTTCGGCGTCGGTTGGCGACTTGCCGCCGGTGGTGGTGTCCCAGGTGTAGCCCTTCAGACCCAGGCCAAAGGTGTAGTCGGTTTGGAGCGTGGTTTCGATACGCTCCTTGCCGTTGGTGGTCTGGACGTTGCTGATGATGTCACGGCCGTCATGGACCAGCGCAGCGCCTTGCACCAGGGACAGGATGATTTCCTTGTTCGGGGTGCCGGCCTGCATCAGCGCCGGGGCATCCGTCACAACGGAGATCTTGCCGAGGATGTCCACGACGCGGACGTTGCCCGCCTGGAACAGCTGCTGCTGGTTCGCCAGGTTCTGCCCGACCAACTTGTGGTAGCTGGTGCCCTGCATCACCTGGGTGACCAGGTTCTGGCTTGCGTCGCCGAACTTCGCGTGGGCGTTGTTCAAGCCGGCGTAGGTGATGCCAGCGGTAGCCGACACATCGTTGACCGCGGCAGCCTGGGCGGTGATTGCAGCAACCAGAGCAGCGATCGCGGTGTTCAGCTGGTCCTTCAGCAGGATTTCAGCGAACGCGCGACTGGCCACTTCAATGCCTTGCGCGGTTGGGCGCTCCAGCCAGGTCATCTGCGATGGCTCGTAGCGGATCGGACCGAAGCCACCGGCAACTTTCACCGAAGTGTTCTTCAGCTCGGTCAGGTCGGTGGCAGCGACAGCAGCGTTCGCGCTGTAGCGATCCACACGGCGCTGGGCAGCCGCCAGGGTCTGGAAGAACGACTCTTGGAGGAAATCACCAGTGAAGCCGTCCGGGGACAGCACGATTGCGCCGCGGCTGGCAGCGTTGAAAGCGGCGAGATACTGATCCAGCGTCTCGAGAGTCGCCGGCATGATGTATTCGTTGAAAACCTGCATTTGCGACAGGGACATGAGTTATTTCCTTACGATTGTGGGAGATCCGGGAACC